GTCCAGCTGGCGGTCAATCAGCAAATCCCCCAGAGCAAACACCAGAATTACAAATCGGACAAGGCAGAGAAGACCAATTACCGTCTGATGATGCTAGAAGCCCCGACGGCCAAAGCGGTATGGCACCAACACCACCAACTGCTACTGTTGTTCCAGTAGGAGGACAAGCTGCAAATCCTCCGGCAGACGAGCCTGCTCCCGCAGATCAAGGAGCAGAAGCAGGTGCTCCACCTGCGCAATATGATGTTGATCAAGCAGCCAATATAGATAGCACTAGCCAAAGCAAGCCAGCAGATGCTCAACAAACTATTGACCCGGCTAAACTAGCAAGATTTAAAGAACTTTTAGACAAAGCAGAAAAAGGTGGTAAAACACCTCCTGCACCTCAACCTGCTGCCCAGGGCAGTTATCAGATAAAACCAGGTGACAATTTAACCAAGATTGCCAAGGCATATGGCACTACTATTGACGCATTAATGAAACTAAATCCTCAGATTAAAAATCCAAACCTTATCTATGCAGGACATAAAATGAATGTACCTGCTAAAGAATCTGTGAATGTCAGTGAAGATGATGCTATCCTAAACATGATAAGAGCTTTTCGTGTATGAAAAATCTAAGGCACTATATATCTTTAGTTGAAGACAATGGATCGTTAGCCAAAGAACTTGGAACATCTGCTGGCGCGGCTGCTGCTGGCATGGCACTAGTAGGCAAAGAACTAGGCACAAAGCAATTGGCTAAAATGGTGCCAGGACTTGGCAGCGGTCTGGCAGTAAAAGATGCTTGGGATAGATTTAGTAAAGGTGATAGAACCGGAGCAGTAATATCTACACTAGCAGCAGCAGGTTATCTTATACCAGGGCCAGTGGGTTGGACTATTGGTGGTATGGGCGACGCAGCCAACATAGGTCGAGATATAGAACAGTATTATAAAGACAGTCAAACAAAAAAAGATGTCAAAGAGGACGTGGAAATGAACAACATCGAACAAATAGCAGCCTTACGAAACAAATTGGCAAGCATAGAAGAACAAGTACCAGCTCTATTTAAAGCAGGTGCAGCAGCAGCCAAAGCAGGCGCTGATGATGTTGCCAAAGGTGCAGTGTCAGCTGATAGAATTATAACTCAACCTGAGAAATTTATGGGCAAGGCAGATGTTGTAGATAACACACCTAAATTAACACAAAGTCAAGCAACCGCTGCACCTGTTCCAAGTGTAGCTAATCAGACCCCAAAACCAACAGCAGCAACACCACAGGGTGATGTACTGCCTAGAGGACAGAGTTGGGGGCCTGGTAAAACAGCAACACCAGCAACACCAGCAACACCAGCAACACCAGCAACACCAGCAACACCAGCAACACCAGCTAGTAGCGCAAGTGGAGGCAAAGGTGGGGCAACTAATGGTGCAGGCAAAGCAGCAGTAGGACTAGGAACAGCAGCAGGGCTTGGCTTAATGGCTACACAAGGTGGAAAAGACTCTCCTCAGCAGGCTGCGAATCCTCCAGCAGCAGGTGGTAAGGCGGGGGCTTCATCAGCACAAGCAGGGGCACAACAAGAACCACAAGGTCTTAGTGCAGATGAAGAGCAAGAACTAGCGTTACTTGCAAACGAATTAGAAAAAGAAATGGGTAGATTACCAGATCTGGATAATCTGCTTCTACGTCATCAAAAGTTAAGAGGCAGTATTCCTCAACCTTAATGCCAATTACCTTGGTAGCAATGCCTTAGCTCATGTCCAATTTCATGCATAGTAGGTGTTTTACTGGTAATTATGGTACAACTATTTCCTTGCCAAAAGCTACAGGCTGTAAGAGGCCCTAAAGGTTGTGTAAAACCTAGACTTTTACTATGAGCGTTACAGGCTTCAACAACATTATCAACTGTCCGCCAATTTAAAGTTATTTTTTCTTTTTGATTTTTACTAGCATCAAACCCACGCAAAGGATCATTCCATGTTCCTAAGTAGGCTTGAGCAGAGCTAAAATTAACAGCAACCAAAATAGCAAGTAATTTTTTCATTTGAGTATTGACAAAAGTTACTAAGTAGCGTATTATAACACAAAGGAGACACTATGTCAAGTCGAATGTATGGCCCAGAAGAAAAAGCTAAATTGGAAAGATTAATCAACGAAGGATCTACTGTACTACGAGAAATTGAAGACCTTCAAGAAGGCTTAAAAGATACTGTCAAAGCAGTAGCAGAAGAACTCAATATCAAAACATCAGTAATTAATAGAGCCATTAAAATTGCCCATAAAGGCGATTGGAGTTCGCACAATGAGGATTGGGCAGAAATTGAAGCTATTTTGGATATTACCAAAAAGATCTAATGAACAAATATGTTGAATCAGGATTTGAATGGTCTTCTACTGTAATTTTACTAGCAGGAGTAGTGCTAACCAGTTTTAATGTATATCCAGCAAACATTTGGTTCTTGTTAATCGGAAATATAGGTTGGATAGCACTAGGCTGGATATGGCGCAAATGGAGTTTGATAATTTTACAAACTATAATTACTGTCATCTATATCGCAGGGATAATTAAAGTATATGTAGGGCAAGCAGGGCCATAAACCGCACACAAGGTATTTGCCAGCCGAAAATGGTATAGGAGAAAAATTAGATGTATGTAGATGCTTACTTTCAGCGTGATGCTGAAATTATCAAAGTCGTTGAACGCAGTTCAGAAGGCAAACGACTATATAAAGAATTTCCAGTCCGTTACACATTTTACTACCCAGATGCCAAGGGTCGTTATACGTCTATCTACGGCGAACCATTAACTAAAGTAATAGCTAAAAATCAAAAAGATTTCCGTAAGGAAATGGCTATACACAGCAACAAGAAGCTGTACGAAGCTGATATTAACCCAATCTTTGTGTGTCTTAGCGAAAACTATCTCAACGCAGAGTCACCAAAATTACACACAGCATTTTTTGATATTGAAGTAGATTTTGATCCAGAACGTGGGTACGCTAGTCCAGACGATGCATTTATGCCTATCACTGCCATATCTGTGCATTTACAATGGCTAGACACATTAGTATGTCTAGCCATTCCCCCTAAAAAAATGTCAGTTCAAGAAGCACAAGAACTAGTTAAAGACTTTCCTAATACACATATCTTTGCTTCAGAAGCCGAAATGTTAGACACATTTCTTAATCTCATACAAGATGCAGATGTACTAAGCGGTTGGAACTCAGAAGGCTATGATATTCCATATACTGTAAATCGTGTGACCAAAGTATTAAGCAAAGATGATACTCGTAGATTTTGTCTGTGGGACCAATATCCACGCAAAAGAGAATATGAAAAATTTGGAAGAACTGCTACCACCTACGACCTAACTGGTCGTGTTCATTTAGATAGTCTAGAGCTATACAGGAAATATACCTATGAAGAACGCCACACTTACAGATTGGACGCCATTGGAGAAATGGAAATTGGCGAAAGAAAAACAGTCTATGAAGGGTCGTTGGATCAACTCTACAACAATGACTTCAGAAAGTTTATCGAATATAACCGCCAAGACTGTGCGTTACTCAACAAGCTTGATCAAAAGCTCAAGTTCCTGGATCTAAGTAATAAACTGGCACACGAAAATACTGTGCTACTACAGACTACTATGGGAGCTGTAGCAGTTACAGAACAGGCTATTATCAACGAGGCTCATCGTAGAGGCATGCAGGTTCCTAATCGTACCAAGATGGATGACCGTGAAGATGCGCAGGCCGCAGGTGCGTATGTTGCTTATCCTAAAGAAGGAATTCATGACTGGATTGGCTCACTAGATATTAACAGTCTTTATCCTAGTGCTATTCGTGCTCTTAACATGGGGCCAGAAACTATTGTAGGACAACTTCGTCAAACAATGACAGACGCTTATATCCAAGAACAAATGGCCAAGGGTAAGTCATTTGCTGCGGCTTGGGAAGGACGCTTTGGATCATTAGAGTATGATGCTGTAATGAACAAAGAAATTGGAACTGAGATCACTATTGACTGGGAAGATGGTAGTATGGATGTTCTCAGTGCAGCAGAAGTCAATAAACTTATCTTTGAAAGTAATCAACATTTTATACTGTCTGCCAACGGTACTATTTTTACCTACGAACGTGAAGGAATTATTCCAGGACTATTGGCACGTTGGTACAAAGAACGTAAAGAAATGCAGGCCAAACTTAAAGAATGTATTCAAGCAGGCAATAAAGTAGAAGAAGAATACTGGGACAAACGACAGTTGGTTAAAAAGATTAACCTTAACAGCCTATATGGTGCCATTCTTAATCCAGGGTGTAGGTTTTTTGACAAGCGTATTGGACAATCAACTACACTAACAGGTCGTGCTATTGCCCGCCATATGGCAGGAAAAGTTAATGAGGTTATCACAGGCGAGCATAACCATGTTGGCAAGGCCATTATCTATGGTGATACAGATAGCTGTTATTTCAGTGCTTATCGTGTGCTAAAGAAAGAAATAGATAAAGGTGAAATCCCTTGGTCTAGAGAAACTGTGGTACAGTTATATGATCAAATCTCAACAGAGGTCAATCAAACTTTTCCACAGTTTATGCTAGATGCTTTTCATGTGCCAAAAACTAGAGGAGAAGTTATCAAGGCTGGACGTGAATTAGTAGCCAGCAAAGGTCTGTTTATTACCAAGAAGCGTTATGCTGTCTTGTACTATGATAAAGAAGGCAAGCGTCAAGACATAGAAGGCAAACCAGGTAAAATCAAAGCTATGGGACTAGATCTCAAGCGTAGTGATACTCCAGAATTCATACAGGACTTTTTAAGTGAAGTACTAGAGATGGTACTTACTGGTTCTACTGAAGATCAAGTGCTAGATTTTATAACAGAATTTAGAACAGAATTTAAAAGTCGGCCAGGTTGGGAAAAAGGATCGCCTAAACGTGCTAACAATATCACAGAGTACCAACGTAAAGAAGAAAAAGCAGGCAGAGCTAATATGCCTGGGCATGTTCGAGCTAGCATTAACTGGAATACACTCAAAAGAATGTATGATGACAAATACTCTATGAATATTACCGATGGTGCTAAAGTAATTGTCTGC